CTACATAGTCTGCATCTTTTTGCATTTCTGCAAATTGTTCAATAAACATACTAAATCGGTTTTTAGCCCATTCTACTGGAACATTTTTTTGACCTAATTTAATATGAACGTCTGCGGTGAATAATAATTTCATATTAGTAGAGGCAAGAAAGCCCTGCTGCTTTTAAGGCAACAGGGCTTTGTTTAGTAGTACTTAGCCTAGCTCTTTTACAGCTTCGGCTTCGGCAGAATCTTCGACAGAATCTTGATCTTGTGCCTCCACGATTTTGTTAAGCAGTGCTAAAACTTCGTCGGCTTGGGGTCGAGGAAATTTTTCGTCAATAGACTTAGCAGCATCTGCCATAGTGCGTTCTTCATCAGTGAGCTTGCGAGGCTTACAACGCAGTACTTGCAGTTGATATTCAACGTTGAAGGGAAGCGGGCCAGTTTTGACTCGCTTAAATACTACATCCCAACCAGTATCATAATCAGTAGGATCGCCCAAATCTTCTGCTGCGGTAACAATTTGTTCAAACAGTTTCTTTTTCAGGTTCAGGGCTACTACTTTTTGATTCTTAATGTCGATGCAGTTTACCGAGTAACTCCAGTTGCACTTAACATCTGGAAAAAATTCTGGTACATGATCGGTTTCGACGTTATCGAACTTTTCTTTTTCACGATTAAATGCGAGGCACTCAACCGGAATATCTTTATTATTACTACCTTTGAGCCAGTAGATATAGCGTGGAAGAACACCGCCAATCAGTCTAACAGAATTTTCTCCGTCTTTGTACTCATAAGACTCAACTTTGCTAGATTGTGCTTTGCCTTTGGTTTGCTTAAATGAGAGTGCCACTTTTATCCTCGTATTTGAAATACAGTTTGTGTTCTTTGATTTTTAATAATGGGTTGTATTTAATTGCAGAAATATTTAAGTCTGGGAAAAAGCTCAGATCTAAGTAACTTATGCCGTAATTTTTATATAAAAAATAATCTCGTCTAGCGGCTAATTTTAGATACTGCACTTTATAGACTGTATCAGTTAATTTGTCTTTAAAGAAATCTTGAGGATTTACAATAAAATTTATACCCTTAAGCGACTTTTTAAGTGGTTTATACTTTTGGTAAGCTGTTTTAGGTATGGTCTGCTTAGTGAACCAATAATATAACGCTATTAAAAAGTACTCAGGGTCATCTTTAGTTTCTGCTTCTAAAACTTGTAAGTTGAAAAACAACATAACTTCTCAACCTTAAGTAATATTATATCAGAGTTGGCTTGCGGTGACAAGTTAAAATTTTATACGGTAATAACTTCCCAGCCTTTTCGTAAGTATAATCCAAGCCTATCATTATTTTGCTTTCTATCGGTATATCCAGCAAATTGAATGTCAAGCACTTCCGGAGGATTTTTCTTATCTGGGTGTTGTCGCTGAATACGCCCAATAATTTGTTCTAGTAGTGCATCATTACTTCCAATAGGCGAAGCTAATATTACACTACTTAAGATGTTAATTGAAATGCCTTCTGAAAAGATTTGCCGGCTTCCAACAACACACATTTTTTCTTTGTTGAGTAGTTGTTTCTTGGCTTTTTCTCTAGCCTCATAATCTGTGTCGCCAGTAACCAGCACACACGTTTCTCCAACATATTCAGCTACCTGTTTTAAAAATTCAACTCTGTCAGCCATAACTAATACACTATGACCAGCTACTACTTGAGCTAATGCTGCAGCGGCTATAAATCTTATGTATTCGTCATTTGTTAATAGTTCGGTTACTCGTTCTGCCCAAGGCAAGTTTGGGTTTAGTCTATGCGTAGTTTTTAATAGTTTTACTACCGGAGTTAGTGTATCGCTTTGTGGCGGTTGATATATCTTAGTACCAAAGTAGTCAGGAAACATTTTATGTTTTCCGTCTTTACGAATCATAGTGCCACTTAGTGCAATACGATAGCGAGCATAACTACTGTCTACAAACTCAGTAAACATTGTTGCTGGACAATGATGTGCTTCGTCTAAGATAATAGTGCCGAACTCTTTTGATAACTCAGTTTTATACTTACGTAGGCTTTGAATATTGCCTACCACTATAAAGTGATCTTCAATATCAAATTCACCACTACCAATTACACCAGGACTAATTCCATACAGCTCAGTGCACTCAGTAAACCACTGATCGCGCAGCGCAGTAGTATGTGTAATTACCAGCGTACGTTGACCAAGTTTTCTGGCAATATGTAAAGCAGTAAAAGTCTTTCCCCAGCCTACAAGAGCATTAATAAAACAAGTATCAGATACATCATCGTAAACAACTTGTTGAGCTTCTCGGAGGGGATATTTAGGGTCAGGAAAGGGAACAGCATAATTAACTCTCTTATCTATTATTTCGTAATGTTCTGGGATTAAATCTGTTCTGCCTTGTGGCATAGAAATTATACCATTAACTAAATGTTTATAGTTCTTGATAGTTTCTACACTAGCAATAGGCCCTGTTTTCTTTGTGCCGGTAAAACTTTTATTAAACTTATAGGTCAGCTGACCTTCAATATACTTTCTAGCGGCAGCTCCTGGATCGTCTAAGTAAATTCTATTAGATATAACTGCTTTAGCCACTATATACTTCTCCAAGTTTCTTTATGCTTTTCTTGATATACGCCATATAATACTGGCATCTTATTTATTACTAAGACAGCCGCCCACTTTGATTCTGCAAATGGTTTGTATAATACTTTGAATCGCATACCATTTTTTAAGCATACAATAAACCCGAAACTTCCGCTTGGTAATATTTTTTCAATTTCAAAAAATTGCAGTTTGGCGCGTGTAGTTTTTTTGTAAGTAAAAACTTTGCCGTAGTAGTCTATAAACCATACGCCGGATTTTGCTACTTTTATAAAGTCGCCTAAAAAGTAAAACGCATCTTTTAGCGGATACAGTTTAGCAGTTTTATCATTAAGCAGTTTTAATCTTCGCTCTAATAAATTACTACCTGGCAAGTTCTTGTCATCAATAATTCTGTAGTTTGTGGTAAAAGTTCCAGAATCTATTTTTATAGACTCTGAAACTTTAAACACTAGGCCTTCTAATTGCTCAGGACGACGACCCAGCTTCCATACCGGCCAGCTTATCTCCTGCAACTGTATAGTATTCTGAAAATTTTCCAAAGCTGTAGTCATCACCAATATCTTGATCTACGCCAATAGGGCAATTTGCAATACTGCAGCCACGATCTTTTTGTGTAGTGTTACGAAGCAGCGTGCAATAAGCCTCAACATCACTTTCTTTTACTAGTGCAACAATAGAATCGTGTACTAGCATAAAGATTTTGGCATCTAGCTTTTGTTGTTTTACTGCTTCAGCGGTTTCCATAGCGGCCAACAAATTAATATCGCTTGCTAGACTTTGAATCTCTGAATTAATACCACTACGAACTTCGTGAGCGGCAATACCTTTGTCAGTTGAAAACACATTTTGCAGCCTGCGCTTACGACCAAAGAAACTATAAGTAAAGCCGTTTTGTTCAATAAACTCTTTGCGACTGGTTAGCCACGCTTCCAGTTTGTTAAACCGTCTAAAGTAAGCCTCAATATCTTGTTTGGCCTGTGAAATAGGATAGGTTTCGCCAGTGGCTTTTGTAACAGTTTCAGAAACTTTTTTAGCGCCTGAACCGTACAAAATACCAAAACTAATAGCTTTTGCACTTTGACGCATTGCAGGATATAATTTCTTGACTTCTTCTACGCTACAAGGCAGGTTAAACACCATATGAGCAATAGAACTATGAAAATCTCCGCCGCTTGAAAACACTTTTTGCAGATTTTTATCTCCGCTAAGCACAGCCGCATAATACATTTCAGCAGTAGTCAAGTCTTGCGAAACAATCTTGTAGCCTGTGGGAGCTACAATACAACCTTTAATAATAGGATCGTCTCGTGGAACCTGTTGTGCATTAAATTTACCACTACTGCTCAGTCGACCACTAGTAGTAAAAATAGCATTAAAGTTAGTACGAATTCTACCATCACGGTCGAGCTCTGGCAAGATTTTTTGCACATAAGTACTTTGAATTTTACCCAATTTACGAACTTGCAAGATAGCTGCTGGCAGTGGATGCTGTTCGCTCAATTCTTGCAGCACTTCAGCGTCTGTTGAAATAGCACCAGTTGCTGTGCGTTTGCCGGTTGGCTGCAGTCCCAAGTAGTCAAACAGAACTTCACGCAGCTGCATTACACTATTAGGATTAAAGATCTTGCCAGTGGTCTGTTCAAACTGTTTTACAGCATCAAACTCATAGATTGCTTGCTTAGCCACTTCAATCTTTTCTGTCAAAAATTTATCCGCGGCCTGCATACGCTCACGACTAATAGGAATACCTACTTCTTCCATGTCCATCAAGAACAGTGTACCAGGAATCAGAATATTCTCATAGACGTTGAGTAGCTTGGCGTTCTTTTGCACTACAGGCCAAAACTTGTTGAACAGCTCCAGTGTAACTGCCGTATCAATACTAGCATACTTGCTGATTGTGTCAAACGGAATCAAGTCGTAAGTAAAGTCTTGTTGCAAGATTTTATTCTGTGCACAATACTTTTGCTTAAAGTCCTCTAGCTCACTATCATAATCACCGTAGTTGGTATACTTAAGCGCAAGTTCTTTTAGACCATGTGAGTCTGTTTCGTCCAGCACATAGTGCATTACCATAGTATCATGAACACGCTTGCGATCAAAGTCTAGCCCAAAGTGATAGTTCAACATTTTATAGTCAAACTTCATGTTATGAAACACTGTGGTAAATTGCTTGGCAATTTGTTGCAGCAATTCCAGGCACTGTTCATCAAGCGCATCGGCCATCAAGTAACGCCCATGATTGGGCTTATAACTCATTGAAATACCCAGCACATACCCGTCTCGCGGATACAGTCCAGTGGTTTCCGTGTCCCATGCAACAATGCCGTTAGCGTTGTTGACTACTTCTTGCAAAAACTTGTAGCACTGCTCTGTGCTGCTCAAACCAGCAAAATCGCCCTGACTTGGGCCGGTTGAGGTTCCATTATAGTACCCCATAATTTTTTCTACAGCACGATCAAAGTCTGGCTTACCTTCCGGTTTAAAAGTAAGCATAGCCGGATTAGTAATGCACACAAACTTGTCGTTTACAAGTTGTCCAGCATAATTAGTTACGCTAGACACTTTGGCATACTCTTTGGCTGCTTCAGCACCTACCAAGATTACCAGATCATACGGCTCTGGATCAAATTCCAAGTCTACATCTTTTTTAAGTAGTTTTGTAATAGGAACACTACTCATATGAAAATGATCGTACTCAAAAGTAAAATACTCAGAGTACCTGGTTTTATTTGGTGCTTTATCAATCAGCGCAACTTTTTTCATATTTTCTCACTCAGTAATACTTTATTATAGCGTATTAGGCTAGCTTTGTCAACATTATCTTTTTATATATTCTGCAATACCATCAACAGTTTCTTGATCCATTTCACCAGGATCTAAACCATCTGGTAGTTTTATTACTTCGGCCACAAACCCTAGTGCTTCGATTTTTGGCTTTAATTCTTGAGCAGCTTTGTTACCGGCATCGTCTCCATCAAACATAATAAAAACGTGGGTAACGCCTTGAGCTTTAAAAGTAAATAGCTTTTGGTCTATGTTGTTTTGCAGAGTATTTGTGCCAAAACAACACGCTGCATTATGCAATCCCTTGTCGTATAAGTTTAAAAAATCAAATAGACCTTCTACTAGCACGAGGCTTTTAGCATCCTTTGGCGCAGCTGCGGGAAACACAGGCATTGTTACACCACTGGGATAGTTAATATATCTGGGATTGCCGTTGCTCAACATATGCCTGCACACAAACACTAAATTACGATCTAGAACATCTGTAATAGGAAAACAGATGCGATCCTCTAGTTTAGGTTCTTGTTGGTTATAAAATGCACCGAATTTTTTTAGAGTAGCTACACTAATACCACGAAAAGTTCGTGTAACAGGAATACTTCCAGCCGGTAGTTCTAGACTGTATTGTTGCTGAAGCTCTGCTAACTTCTGTTTTAGCTTAACAATCTTAAGCGGTGTTGGGTTGGTTAAAACGCCAAAATGCTTAAAAATATTGCCTTTAAAGTGGCAAGCAAAACAATGAAAAGCCCCAGTTTCGCGACTAATACGCAAACTGGGGTTTGAATCTGGGTGCTCAGGATTTAAGCATTTGACGACATAATCTCGTCCGCTAACCTGGAAACCCACGCTTTGTTTTTGTAGTAGTTCTAGTACAGCGTCATGCATAATATTACATCAAGTCCGTAGCTGATTCATCGGTTTTCTTACTTGTTGCACGCTTTACTTTTTGTTCTGATACAGGTTTATCAATAGTTTGTGGGCTAATACGCAAGGTATCCCAATCAATAGGACTAGTAAAACTCATTTCTTTGCCACCACGAATTTTTGTAGTTTCAAAACTAATGGCTTGCTGCTCTTTGCTATGGGCTTCCATAACCAGCGCAATATCTGCAGCATCAAGAATACCCTTGGCAAAACGTGCTTCACCAGTTGCGTCGATTTGATAAGGACTTACCATTACCACTTCGTACTTTCTGGCCAAGTTTTTAAGTCGTTTTGACACCTCAATCTGCGGCTTCCAATCGTATTGATCCGAGCCTTCTAGCACAATCTGATTAATGTAGTCTACAACCACAACCTTTAACTTATCACCAAACTTTGCTTTGGCTTTGCCAACGTGCAAGTCGATGCTGCTTAGGGTCAGGTCACGATCGTCTACAATAATCATTTGATTGTCAGGCTTTAGCTGATGGTTTCGCACTAAGTTTTCTTCAAACTTAAAGCGATCTCTGTGCCGCATAAACTCCATTACGGTAGAATCTGCACCTATAAACATACCAGCACGAGCCTTAACTACTTTAAAGACTTCTTCGTCTGTTAGTTTGTTTTGTTTAAGACGTTGTAAACTTACACCAGCTAGAATAGCCAGGTTACGTTCCATTGTCTCATATGCAGTCATCTCAATAGAAAAGTATATACTTGAATTGCCACTTTCATACTGATTAACAAAAATGTTGCTGCTAGTAATAGATTTGCCGCTGCCTCGTTTGCCGCCGATGAGTACAAGCTCTTGCCTAGCAACACCGCCAAGCACAGCGTCAAAATTGTTATTAAGTCCAAGATAAACACGTTCTTTTTCCAAGTCGTCTGGATGGCGAAACATCATCATGTCAGCCATCGTAAACACTTTTTCTGACGTATGAGTTTTTTCTTCGATTGTTAGAGCGATTGTTGCTAAGTTCTCTTTTATTTCATCGCTATCATATACCGGCAGTTTATCAATAAACTTGTCCAGCAATTTAATTGTTTCGTTTTGAGTGTATTGATCAATTAGTGCATCTAAGGCTACTTCAGCCGTAACTTCAGGAACCTCTGTAAGTCGGAGAGTCGCTAGCGTTTTTGTAGTCGGCCCCTCCCTCAAGGTTAGCTCTAAATCATCAAAAGACGGAATTGCACCGTATTTTTCATAGTGCTTGTTAATTGCACCATAGAGGGAGCTGTATGCCGGATCTAAAAACACTAGCTTGAGCTTAGACCAAATATCTAAATTACGCTCATTAAGCAATTTGTTTAAGACAACAGCACTAGTATCCACTATTAACCTACTTTAGATTCATTATCAACAATAACTTGGTCAATAATTTCTGTTGTTTTAAAAATGATTTGTGCTCGTAGTTTTGCTAATTCTTGGTGATAGTTGCCGCTTTTATCATATAGCAAACTAAGTTGTTCGTGAGTAATAAGCTGTTGTAGACCAAAGTAAATGTGGTCGTAAGCTATGGTAGAATCAGGCATTACTTCAATGTGTGCCTGTTTTCCGTAATTATGTACTGCTTGCTTAACTACTTCTTCTACCGTAAAGGACTCAGTATCGTGATATGTAATAGTTACTTTCATTTAAGTCCTGAAATAGAAAGGGCCGGGTAAGTCCGTATGGCTTCCCGGCCCTGTTTTAAACTAAAGTTGTTTAAGCAGCGAGCTTGGCTTCAGCTTTAGCTTTTTTGTCTGCGCCTTTGTAGTCGGCAACATTAATGCCCCGACGGGTAAGCAGAGTACGCAGACCGCGCTCAGTTTTATCCACAGCGGCAGCAATTTCAGCCACAGTCATGCTGGCAATCTTATCGCCAAGGGCAGCGATAGGATCAACAGATTCTTTGGCATAGCTGTTACGCTGGGGAGGAATACGGCTAATTTCACCTTTGCGGGTAAGCGACAGGGCTTTACCACGAACGCTGGCAATTTCTTTGCCAAGGGCTTTAGCAATATCCTCGATAAAGCTACCGGCTTCAGCCATTTGAACAAACTTGGCTTCTTCAGCAGCAGTGTAGGTACGAGCAACTTCGACCTTTTCGGCGGGCTTAACGCTGCCGGTCAATTCAAGAGCAAGCAGCTTGCCTTGAATTTGTTTTGCCGTAAATTTGCCTTTGGCAAAAGTTTCAGCAATTTCTTTGTAAGTCATTTGACCAGCATTGGCATCAACAAAATGAACCAGTGCATCGGTTTCTTCATCGCTAAATGCGCTGACTTTTTCTTTGGCAAGACTAGCAACGTCGTGATCCAGTTGCCGCAGTTTGCTGGCAACGCTACGAACGGTAAAATCCTCACCAAGCTGGTCAACAATTTCTTGCACCGTGGCAGCGCTAACAGGCGATTCGTTGCCAACAATACCGAGCATTTTGTTAACTACTTCGTCAGACCATTTTTTGGTTTTTTCAGTCATTTGTGTTTTCTTTCAGAAAATTTTTGAGATTAGAGATAATTTCGATTCCAAGAGAGTCAGCTTTAATTCGTTTTGTACTGCCCTTGTTTTCTTCGTCAACAAGATAATCTGTGGTTTTAGTCACAGACTCTGTTACTTTAAAGCCTAGAGCTTCTAGGCTTTTTGTTGCTTCGCTTTTGGTTTTAAATGATTGGAGTTTGCCAGTAATACAAATTGTTTTTGCATTTGCAGCCTGCTGCGGTTGAGGAGCAGACTTAGTAGATTTAAAACTAAAAGGCAAAAAAGTTTGCAGTTCTGGCATATCTGTTTGCATAAACTGCATCAAGTTAGCGGTAGCTTTTTCACCAAGACCTGCTTGTTTGCAAGTTTCAGTATTGATTTCACTAACGCACTCTACTACACTGGCAATCTTTTGACTAGCAGTTTTACCGATAAGCGGAATACTAAAACTGCTAAGCACTGTTGCCAAGTCTGCTTGCTTACTGTATTCGATCTCAGTAAACAGCTTCTCAGCAACTTTTTGACTGCCAACTCGTGCTGCAATATCTTCTTGGCTAAGCACATAAAGCTCTGTGATATCGTTTAGTTCAAGTTTTTCCAGAGTTTTGCTGCCAAACCCCTTCATGCCTAGTGCTTTGCAGAAATGCTCGAGCTTTTTGCTGAGTTGAGCATCGCACGCAGCATTACGACAAAACAGTTGATCGTTGACTGTTTCGAGCGGGTAACTGCAGCAAGGGCAATTTTTAGGAATTTTGATTTGCATATTGGTTTTGCGAGTTATGTGTATATTATACAGTATACAGCTAGTTAATTCAAGCAAAAATTTAAGTTAGCAGCCCAAGAAATTTACACATTGACTTTGTGCACAATGCATGGAATGATTTCACCAGCACGCACCACTGCAACTGTGTCACCAATTTCAATACCAAGCTGCTCAATAAATCCAGGATTGTTTAGTGTAGCCCTACTGACCAGTGCATCGCCAATCATAACAGGCTGTAGAATTGCAACTGGAGTAACCTTGCCGGTTTTGCCTACCTGCCACTCAACATCTAGAATCTGTGTTTCTACATGAGGCGGACGAGTTTTGTAAGCATATGCACCTCTGGGATGATGGCTGGTATATCCCAGTTGCTCAAACAGTTTGTGATCTTCCAGACGGAAAACTAGACCATCGCTAGGATATACTTTTTCCAGCTCTGTTTCTTTTACTGTGCTAAAGCCCAGCAGTTTAAGCTGTTGCATATCGCCACTGTGGGTGGTGGTAATATGCGGATACACATCATACGCAAAGAAACTCAATGCCCTGGTTTTAAATTCTTCGCAATCTTTTAGGTTAAGCGAGCCAGCAGCATAGTTGCGACTATTAGGAATATGCTTGGGAGCCACAATTTCGCCAGTGATTTGATATACGCCAAGCAGGTTAATAGTGTGCGGTACAAGGTGTTGACTAGCCAGCAGTTTGTCGGTGATATTCTGACCAACTTTGCCGTCACCGCGAGTAAGGGCTTTTACCAGTTTACCGTCAACATAAAGCAAACTAACGGCAGCACCATCTAGTTTGATGCTGTAGCCAACTTCGCCTTGTCCGTGTAGAGGGTTAGGCTTGTTTTCATCGTCATAGTGTTTTTGCAGGCTATACATAGGCCAAGCATGGGCCTCGGCTTGTTGAGACTTAGCACCAACTTGTGTATAGTTTACAGAATTTGCAAGCGCGTCAAACACCTGATCAGTAATAACCGGACTACCGGCGTAGTACTGTTTGCTGCAATAGTCGAGATAATCTTTGATATTATTCATAAGTATATTATACAAGATTTAACGGCTTTGTTCAAGTTGTTTTTCACACAGCTTGTTATAGTAATGCTCAATTACTTCTGCGCCTTCTGCAACACTGCAAACTTCCAGTAAGCCGTCCAGCAGCGCATACACGGTTTCCATGGTTGCTGGAACACTGACACCTTCCCGACTGGGGATCCAATCACCATCATAGCTCAAGAAATACTTTCTGAGCTGAATATAGGTAATGTCCTTGAAATCATTGATTACAAGATTTACCTGAAAACCTTTATCCAGGTTCTCACTGATGGTTCTGTGGTAGAGAATGTTATCATCCATTACAGCTTAATCCCCAATTCTTCAAAATTACGAAGGCTTGCCAGCTCATAACTCTCTTGATAGGCAAACTTATCCCAGTGTGGCAGCCATACACGATAAATCCAGCAGTTGCGTTTGTTACACCACTGTTCTGCAACTACATTGGCCAAGCACTCGTATCTACTAGAATAGACTTTTTCGCCAATGTTGTATCGTTCTAGCACGCTTTGCTCAGGAAGTAGCTGAGGATTAAAATAATCATATGCTAGATTGCGCTGAGGAACTCCGTACTGTTCTAGAATAGATTTTACAAATTGTGTACCACGATAGAGATTATCAGCAATTTTTTCCATGCTATTATGCCTGAAATACTCGCTGATAACATACTGGATTTCATCTCGTGTAGCAGGCTTGCCACGCTTTTCTTCACGACGCTTTTTGGTTGTGGCCTGTTGAGTTTTATAGTCCTCAATCAGTTTATCCAAGCGTGCTGTGTTATAGCTCATGCCAAGAATCTGGCAGGCTTCTTTTTTAGTGATAGCTTTTTTATCCGGGCCAGGACTAAGCAAGTCAATAACGCGAGTAATATTCGCATCAGTCATGCGATCTTGTTCAAGTTGAGTTTTTCGCTTAGTAGCCATGTTTAGTCCTGTATAGATTATTCGTATTCTGGATCTTCTGGGTCTACGATATGCAGATCACTAATAGGAAACCAGTCAGTGATAACAGTTCCTGAGTCGTTGACATAGCCAACCAAGACATGATCTTCTCGATTGGAATATACTGCATAACCTTTGATTTTTCCATTAGACCCATTTGCATCAATGATTACTTCCATGTCCAAGAGGTCGCGAGGTTCGTAATCTTCAAAGTAGTCCACGTTGATTTCCTCAGGCTTTGACAACTGTGAGAAGATAGGTGGCAGCTTTGCCAGTGAGTTTACTAAGAATGTCATCATCAACAGGTGCTCCTTTAGCTTCGATTGCGGCACGGAGATCAGCAATAGCAGATTCTTTACTTACACGCTTGCTGCCTTCACCCGCTTCTTTTTTAGTGGTTTTAGTACCGCCGGCTGCCGGATCTTTTTTCACATAAACTTGGGCTTGCACAAGCACCATGCGAACACCGTTAGGAGACATTTCCAGTTCATCAGCAATGTCTTTGATGATTTCAGTGCTGGTTTCAGGGGTAGGTTCGGCTTGGGTGTACAGGTCGATTGCTTTTTGTTTGAGTTCGTCAGTCCAATTGCTCATTTGTAATTCCTAGTTGAGTTGTTGTTTAAATTGATCTAATTTGCTATTACCAAAACTTTTTAAATCTTGTTCCAACAGCAAATCATACAAAGTATTATAACACGAGGCAATGTGATATAGCAACTCTGAATTTATAACGCTGTCGGGCAAGTCGTGAAGTTGAATGTTATTTTTCTCACAAGCAACTTGTAAATTGGTTGTGATTTGAGTGGTCAAAGAAACTGCAGTACTAAGGTAGTTATCTTCCCATAATTTTGGTTTAGACATGCTCTGTTACTACGTTTTCCATATTTTCGGGAATAAACCTGCGATAGTTATGTTTAAGATCGTACTTGTTGATAAGTTCGGCTTGCAAAAATTTATACTCATCAAGCAATTTACTGTACTGATTAACAAACTCTGCAAAACTTTCTAGGTCAAGCTCGGTTACATCAATGCCTTCAATAAACCGTTGAGGTTCTTGAACCACTGCAATGGTACGTTTGGTAAACTCACCATTCTTTTTAGTGTAGTCAAAATCTAGCAGTTTCATGTGATTCCTTTGCTGAACAGAACAATAATTATATCAAAAGCAGACTATTACGGCAAGTTCAGATTTCGTCGGGTTCTTCAATAATCTTTTTCAAGCCAATCATATAGTGGTGGCTCATGCTCTGGTTGA